CCGGAATACCGGATGGCGACGTGACAAATAGTTTAATAATATTGCCCGGCTTCGGGAACGTGTACTGCTCGCTGTACGTTTCGCGGGCCTCAACAGAAATCGCATCAGGATCGAAACCATCCAGCGGCACCAGTGCTCCGCCCAGCATGGACAGGCTATAAAGATTGTTGAGAAGACGTTGCTGGTCTCCGGCCCCGTCTCCTTCCCCGGGATCAAACCCATCAAGTGCCGCAAGAGCGCCCCCCAGGGTGGAGATTGTCATCAGCGCATCCAGTTGCATGACCGGTACTGTGTCAGGCAGGCCGCTCACCTCATTCACTGCGCACGAAAGTAACTGCTGCGCCAGATAAATGCGCTGTAGCATGGCTTCATTTGCATTCGATTTATCTGCGGTGTCACTGATTGCAGTGGTCTGGCTCTGTTGACCCAGATAAATGCGCTGCAACCAGTCTGTCGCCTGCTGGGTCTGTTCTGCAATATCGTCAACAGCCTTCTGAGAAGGCATTTTTCGCCCGGTAGGCTGCAGCGTCCCGCCAACGTTCATGACTTCGATCGCAAGGGCGCTGTCGTCCGGGCTGCGGTAATACGTTGTGCTCCCTTCGGGGATATTAGCAATATCCGCCTGAGCTGCCTCCAGGGTCATATACTGCCGACTGAGAGGGATCAGGTTCTGCCTAGTTTCCTCAACGACCTTGTCCCCTTCCGCCTTAATTCCATCTACGGTGTAGTGCTCACCGCCGAGGCGATCGGTGTATTTCAGTTCGGTGCTGGTAACAACCTTATCCAGCATGGCGCCGGCATAAACTGCATCCCGGATATCCGTGCTCGGAACAGCGTTATCTGTCGGAGTTGGTAACGGTACTTCTGCCATTGTGCATGTCGCCCTATGTAAAAGGCGCACGAAACCCTCAGAAATTAATCTGATGTTGTGCGCGAAGGTTGGTAATTACTGCTGTGCGTTACGGATAAATCGAGTCTGAATATTCAGAGAGGGTTAATGTCTGTGTGCCGTCGCCATTGGGTTTGGCGCTGTCTACGCGCCAGATTGTGGAGTTCAGTTCCGAGTCGGTAGCGATGAAATACCGACTGGGGTTTTGCACCGCACTCCGGTCATAAATGTTCAGATCGAAGGTATCGGCTGCAGCCTGAAATGCCTGGGCTTTGCCGCTTACCGGATAAGCTCGCCAGCGCCCGCGGTAATTGCCGAGGCTGTCGGTCATCACCACCCACATATCGCCGAGAGAAAAGTCGATACGCTCTGACGTCGAGAACACATCCCCGGAGCGTCCGGTGATGTATCCAGTCTGCTGCGCGTTGTCGTACATGTCCGGACACTGAACCACCGTTCCGCGCACCACCTGCGTCGACTCCAGCACTTTCACTGTCATGGTCAGGCGTGAGTAAAGGATTTTCCTCGCCTCAAGCCAGGCCCGATCGGTTGCCTGAGTGGCGTTTCGGCAGCCGTCCAGGCTGATCTGCATCGCGTTAACAGTGGCATCCTCAACCTCAGTGATGCCGCTGCTGTCGATCTGCAGGTAGATGTACGCCTTCTTGTTAGTCAGCGGGTCGACGTAATCCAGCGCCACGCCGTCGTAACCACCGGGGAGAGACATTTGCCAGGCGACTTTGTACTCGTCCCAGAACATGTTTGAGCGCGCAAAAACCGCATCGGGATTTGTCACCTTCTCATCACGCCAGAATGTCAGTACATCGCCAATGTTATTGCCATCAACGCGGGCCACATTGGCGATCGTCGCTATGCGCTCACCCAGCGGCTGCTTCTCATCCGAGAAGGTGTAATCGAAATACCCAAGCTGGGCATCCGGCAGCGAATCAGCAATGGCATACAGAGCTGCGACGTCAATACTGCCAACGTCCTGCTTACTTACAACAACCCACTCATGCAGGATAGCGTCAGCAAACGAACGACTCGGCCGCAGCGTATAATCGACCGCTCCGGTTGTCCGGTCGTAGCTGATGGTATGCCGCTGCGCCAGCATGTTGTACTTCTGCTCGCGGTTTGAGTTGCTGTCATTCGACCCCTTAATCGTGATGCGGGCAATCGTGTCTTCCGGATAAACAACGTTTTCGCGCACGTTCACCGCGTGGATTGCCATCAGCGTCACGACGTTAGCGTCATTGCTGTTGTCGAGGCGCTCGATGGTCACCGCATAGCGCCCCGCCCCGGCAGCCGGGACAAACTTGTGCGTTGTGCGGAAATACCGGGTCGTCACCTGGAAGTCGTTATCGAAGAAATAATCGTGCTGCTCTGACGTACCGGGCACCTGATTGTTGTCGTCATCGACCTGCCAGAACTTGATCCTGTATTGCGTTGTGCCGGCCGTCGCGCCGAGCTGAACCAGCACATGCACCCAGACCTGCGTCGAGACAATCGGCGACACTGACGGACCGATAACAAGTGGAGTCTGGTCATTCAGCGTGAACAGTGTCGGATTGATAACCGCATTGCCCGGCAGAGACGTAATTTCTCCCGAGAGTTCGCCGATATAAAACGTCGTGTACGAAAGCGTATCGCCGCCGATAAAGCTCTCCGATGAGATGATATTCCCGGCGCCAGTGACGTTCCGTGTGACGCTTGAGCCACCGTCGTTCCAGGTAGCATTAATGACGAATGACACGGGGTGTGGCACCGCCAGCGCAGCGAAGTAGGCAAAGTTGTCATCGTTCGACAGCACAACAGCCTTTAGCTGATTACTCTCGATCGCCACCGATGTCGGCGCCGTCGTGGTAGCGGTTTGGGCCGGGAAGTCCTGGCTTTCGTTCAGTCCGGGGACAGTTTCATTATCGACGTCATCGAACTGATACCCCACCTCAATTGTTCCGATCACGTCTCCCGGGTTATAAATCGCAGAACTGGCGCCCGCCAGGCTGCCGAGGTTCGATTCCGAGTAGCGGATCGAGGAAATGGTGTACCGGCCGTAACCGACTTCAAACCACTCCGTGAGTTGCTTGTTATTGTCGACGAACTCAAACAGCGCTTCCTGAATCAAATCGGGAAACACGCGGCACTGGCCATAAATGTTTGGGCGCCCCTTGTAGAGTCGCGCGCGGTTCGTCTGGCCGGTTAAGTCGTTGTTGGGGGATTCGCCTGTCGCCACCGATACCGACGCACTAGGCTTATTTGACAGTCCGAACACCTTCAGCGCGCCGGAGAGGATTTTCGTGACCGGACGCAATATCGTGGTGATGAGCTTTCCCACCCCGCCCTCTGGCTGGTCGAACACAGCCACCACGTCACCGGATCGCAGTGGCCGGCTGATATCGTAATCGTCAGGCAGTGCTCGGCCATTCAGTTTCACGATAACATCGCGGTGCAGCTGCAGAGAATCCAGCAGGCTCACCAGTGTGGTGCCGACATCTACCGTCCCCCGCTGCAGCGGCGCGCCAGGCAGCCTCTGTAACTCATATCGCACCATGCACCATGTACTCCACTTTGCTGTAAACCTTCAGTAATGCCAGCGGGCTATCGCAGCGCACAAAACCAAACTCCCCGCGGGCGTGCAGGCATTTCACCGGGCTGATCATCACACCGATATGCGCCGGCACTTCGCCGCGGTAAAAAACGGCGATGCAGCCGGTTGCCGCCACCGGCACACGCCGCCAGTGGGCGTGTTCCTGTTCGTAGCAGGTGATGAAATCCGCGCCCGATTCGTAGCCGGCGATGTGATGCAGCTCCAGGCCGAGCACATGCCGGTAATAGAGAACCACCAGGCCCCAGCAGTCCATCTGCTCAAAACAGCAGGCGCGGTTAGCCCATGGCTTGCCGTTAACAAGCCCGATAAAGTCGCTCTGTGTCATACGGTGATTAGCCCGGGATAGTCTTTCGTGGTGTAAATGATGGAGTTGGCCAGCGTCAGCGGGTTAGTCTTTCCGGCGGTCACGGTGACGTTGCTGGCATCGGCTGAAATGTCGTTCACGTAAAGCGTCCAGTCTTTCAGGGATGATGCATCACCAATCGCATTCCACTGCTGATACAGGCACTTTATCGGCGTCATGCGCGCCGCCCCGCGCCAGCTTTTCAGCGTCTGCCGGACATGCTCCGTCGCGGCGACAAAAGTGATCGTCATGGATATGACCGCCGTCCCGTCCTGCGCCGGCTCGGTCACGCTGAACCGCGCAGGCTCAAACGAGTTTCCGCCGAACGTCGCCGGGCGAAACAGATTATTGACCACCCGGTAATAACCAAACGCAGGGTGATAAAACTCCACCGTCTGTTTGATGTCGCTCGCCGGCCGGCGCTCCTTCCACTCTCTCAATGTAGGCATCAGTCGGCCCTCGGCATCACTTCGGTGATCAGGTAATCCAGCCAGTATCCATAGCCAGGCTGAGCCTCGACAATCCAGTCGTCGTAATCTTCAGTAATATCCTCGATACCGTTACTGATAACCGTTGCGGTCCAGGTGACTACGTTGCCGTTTTTGCTGGTCTGCACCGGCATATCGACGAAATGCAGCGTCTGCTGCTGCACACCCTGCGTGTCACCCAGGTCGATCGGCATCTGGAACCAGTTACGCCCGCGGTCGCAGTACGTCGGCGAGCGAAGCCACGACTTAAACCTCTCGGCCTGCGCGAGCGTGAATATCCACTGCAGCGTCCATGTCGCTTTAAGGTCCGTAGTGATCGGCGTGATTATCAATGGACCGATTGCCGTCTGCGTCGTCTGCCAGGCTGTATCCTGCGTCATGTTCTGATCGGCGCGCTGGGGCAGTGGCAGGAACGGAGGGTATTGAACTGTTGCCACGTTTCCTCCGGGCATAAAAAATGCCGCGGCTGCGGCACTGATCTTTTATCAGGATGTTACTAAATGTGTCTCGCTGATACTGTGTATTTTTCACACACAGCGAGAGGATAGGTTTATGTCAGAGAAATTCAGAATCAAACTCTCCTGCCCTGATTGCGGCAGTGAGCAATTCATATTTAGCACCGAACCGCACACCATAGATAATGTCGAGTCCTGCGCCTCCTGTGGTCGAGCTATCAGCAAAGACGATGTCGTTCGCCATGGCAGAGAGTTCCTGGTTGATACGCTTCGGGACAGACTGAAGGGAACCAAATTTAAGCTCAAGTAAGGAGATTAAATCATCAAGCTGCGATTGGGCTTCGCTGGTATCGATAGATATCGACGCGCTTATCGTCTTTGCCCGCGGCGCGTCATGGCTATCAGATATTTGTAACTGCCCTTTCGCCTGGAATAATGCCTCTTCAAGGGCGGCAATGATTTTCTGCTGTGTGCCGTCCTTCAAGTAGCCCAACGACGCCACCCCCTCCTGTTTATCGCTGTCGCGGTACCAGATAACCTCGCCATTAACTTCGATTGCTACTTTCATTATGTTCACCCATTAAAAAACCCGCCGGAGCGGGTTTGGTTTAGTAAGCACCTTGCGCTTTTCTTCCGAGGCCATAAGCGCTTTGAATTGCAGAGGACATTGGCCCATTGCGATCAACATCGGTAAGAAAAGCTTCCACTGTCACAACACCACCTTCCTGGCTGGCCTGCGCCTGGAATGAATGCTGTCCGCCACTGGTCTGGTCATAAAACTGGATGTTTACCTGGACCTGGCCGCCATTCATATCCTTATTGCTGATGACCTTGCCGTTATCGCCGGGGATCATGTACTGCTTGCCGGTGCTGGCCTGGTAAATCTCTGGTTTACCTTTTTCGCCGACCTGATACAGGCCGCCAGCTGATACCGGGCCGCCGTTGTAGCGAGCGCCGGCTATTGAAAGGGCCTGCGCCATGCCAACTGTTGAAGCTATTCCTGCCTGAGCGGGGATAGCGTTAGCGCCAGCCGTGGCAAGGGAGGTCATTGCAGCAGCCGGAGCCATGGATGCGGCTATTAGTTGCCCTTGCGCAATAGCCATTCCAGAAGCGGCGGTCATTCCAGCCTGCCCCATAATTACAGACTTCAACCACTCAACTCCCATCTGGACAAAGGAGTTGATAACGCTGTTTAGGACAGTTGATCCGAGTGAGCTCATAGCTTCGCTGACAGACATGCTGCCAGTGATTATGCCAGTGAGGGCGTTGGAGGCGTTTCCAGCAAATGAATCAAACGCCGCGGCAGCTACTTCATATCCTGCATTTTGTTGTCGCCATATCTCCCACTGCGCCGCTATGCGCTGTTGCTCGTACTGAGTGTTAGCGGCATTCATCAGCTCAAGTCCGCGCTGAGTAATCTGCCCCTTCTGCGATTCAAACTGCTGGATTAGAGCCAACTCCTGCGCGTGCTGATTAGCCAGCTGTTGGACAGGGTCAATCTGCCCCCGAGCTTCCTGCATGGGGCTTACAGTTTGCTGAGCGCGTATCTTAGCCAGATTAACCTGGTGCTGAGCCTCCAGTCTCTCGGAGGTCTCGTTGTATTGCTCCTGGCTGATCTTCTTCGCAGCCAGTGCAGTATTTAAATCCTGCACATCCTGCTTGTAACTTGCATTCTCGCGCGCGTCAGGGAGAAGTTTCTCAGCCGCGGCTTGCGCCTTGATAGCGTTGGCCGTATCCCACGTTTTAGCAGCATACTGCCCAGCCAGCGCTATTTGTTCCTGCGTAGCGCCTTTGCCAAGCGAAAGCTGAGCATTGAGGATCGCCTTCTCCCGGCTTAACTCCTGCGTTGAGCCAGCAGCGAGTTCTGATTGCTGCTTCAAGTTGGCTAGTTTTTGGGCTACTGACTCCTGCTGGTTAGCAAGTTTCTTAGCCTCAGATTCCGCCGCCTTATCTTCCTTCTTCTGATCCTTTCTTGCCTGAGTGTTTCTCTCTGTTGCAGCATAATTATCCTGAAGCCTTTTGATTGCTCGATCATCTGTAACGCCTGCATCCTCAGCATCATAGGCCGCCTGCTGCCTGGCTTTTGCTTCCCCCTCCAGCTTTGACAAGGCAAGTCGGCGCTCAGCCTGCTTAATTAGCTTCTCGCCTTCTTTCCCGCCCCAGTTTATTTTCAGACTCTCTGAGTTGAAGGCTTTCAGGGCCTGCGTTGATTGGCCGAGTTTTTCAGCCAGGAATGCCTGGGTTCCACCGAGGAATGACGCTTGCTTTTCTGCTTCAGCGATAGCGATAGCGTTATCTCTGGCAGCCCTCATCTGATCAACAATGCCCTGATTAACTTGAATGTTAATTAGGTGTAATGCGTCTTCAGTTTGCTTAAGAGTGGCTGTCGCTCCATCCAGATCCCTGCGCTTTTTGGCCAACTCGTTTGCGGCATCCCTTGCCTTAATCACGAAACCATTATTTTGATCTTCGGTAACTCCATATTGCCTTGCAAGCGTTGTATATTTCTCGTAATCGGATTGCAGACCTGAAATGGTATCTTTCAGATCGCTAATAGCTTCCTTTTGCGCCTCAATTGAGGTGACCGTATCAGCCCTAACGCCCTGAGCTTGAGCAAGATTCATGTCCTTGAGGCGCTTAATAACGTCAGGTACGGTGTCAGCAAAAGCTATTGCCTCTTTTCTGGCCTCAGCCTGTCGCTGTGAATACAGATACCAGCCAGCGGCAACAATGGCTATTACGCCAATGGGCCCACCCAAAGGAGCAGTAACCGAATTCACTACCTTCATTGTGTTTGCAAAAGTTATACCCGTAGCGGCCACTTTGGCTTGTGATGCCGCTAGTGCATTATTAGCCAATGCAGCTTCAGCGGATGTTGCGACATAAATCCCCCTTAGCCGTATAACGTTCTCAAGTGCAAAGGCTTCAGCGGCAGATCCTTTTGCTACGTTATACTCCGCAGTTGCCAGATTTAGAGCGGAAAGGGCAGCATCTTTATCTGCTACTGCTTTTCTGGCTGTTACTGATGCCGCTGCAGCTTCCTGCTGCGCCGATTGCCTTGTCGCAACTATTCCCTGAATTGTTGCCTTAACTCTTGAGGCTTGAGCGGCTGTTGCCATTGCTAACGCGCCAGCAAACCTACCGCCCATTATTGCAGCAGCGCCAATTAAAGCTGTCCCCAGAGTCTCAAGGTTTTCGCTTATTGTAATAACAGAGTCTCGGAACCCTGCTGCGAATGATTTAACCGTCGAGTTTTCGCCAAAGAACTTCGTTACGTTGTTACCGGCCACCTGCAATCCCTTGGCGATTGAGACGGTGGTGTTGGCAAATTCTTTGCCGATTGCATCCCCTTGTGACAGAAGCCCCTTAACTACAACGTCTGTTGTCAGTTGCCCTTGAGCGGCCATAGCCCTTAACTGACCAATAGAAACACCCATCGAATCAGCCAGAGCGACCATGAGGCGGCTGCCTTGCTCTGACACTGAGTTAAACTCTTCGCCGCGCAGAACGCCGGAAGCTATACCCTGTGATAGCTGAATGATTGCGTTCTCAGCTTCCTGAGCAGTTGCGCCGGATACCGCAAATCCCTGGTTGATAATGGTGGTAAGGCGGGTTAAATCTTCTGCGCTGGTGTTGTATGTTCTGGTTCCGCGCTCAAGCCGGGCGTAAAGAGTCGCCGTGCCGTTCAGGGATGACTGGGTTGCTTGTGAAACATCAAAGATCCGCTGCATAACTTCGGCCTGCGTCTCTCCAGTACGAACCGAGTTAGCGACTTTGTTATTCAGTTCAGTCCAGGCATCGGCGTAACTCGCAACCTGTTGCACAGAAAGCGCGGCCAGCAAGCCTTTAGCAACGCCAGAAAGGCTGGACATTGTTCGTTCCATCGATCCAATAGAGCGCTCAGTGCGGTTAACGCTGGCTTCAAGGCGGCCCATGCTCCCATTAAGACCGTTCAGTGCCGCATCAATTTCTCTTCGCGCTGCCAGTAAACGCGAAGTATCCATGTCGACTTCGTAGATAACGCTGCCAGCATCAAACGTTCCAGCCATTTACTTTTCTCCGGGCAATAAAAAACCCCGCCGGAGCGAGGTTATGTATGTGATTAGTTATTTCACTTGCTGATCACGGATAGCACGGCAGAAATCACTTTTTCCACTTACATGAAGAGGAAATTTCTTTTGCTATTGAATCTGCTCCAGTGAGGTCAAACTCAACTACCTGCATCGTTGAACCATATGGCTCGAACCCAAGGATCATTTTTTTATGAGAGGAAATATCCTTTATGAAGGGTATGGCCTTGGGGCTGAACGCCGCCTCGCCCCCCTCTGCAGCACTCCATCTCCGTTTCTGCGGCTTTCCTCCATCAAGCCTGATGGTTATTAACGGGTCATCAATCCCCATATACTCATCTACGGAAAGATATGCTTCCGTTTTTCCCTCACGGCATCGCAAGATAATGGAAGTAGTTCTTTCAATTCCTTGTCTCATATAGACATCTGGTGACCTATTAATGGCTACAACATCAGTCATATCGGTCATCTTATTTTCTTCTTTCTTAACCTGCCAAGAGCCTTCCGTTACATATTCAGCGCCGGTTGATACCAGAGGGATAGCAGCTACACACAAAGCCAAGATCGTCTTTTTCATTTTAGGATGTGTCCGTTTTGAATGTTCATAACAATCCTATCAGGTATGAATGGGAACGACAAAACCCGCAGTTAAGCGGGTCTGAATATCAAAATACTATTATTTGAAAACACCAGTTTTCGTTGAAACCGGAGACTCTGACATTGAATAGCGCTGAACTTTGTCTCCATCAAACATGATGACCAGTTCTTTTTTCGTTCCCGATGCAGAAGAACCAAACCAGTTAACAACCGGAATATAACTGACAGCATCCAGGGAAACATCAGCTAACTCGTAAGTCCATATCTCTTTACCGCCATCAGTAAAGGAGGTCTTTGAGGCGGATCCGAAGGTTTTTTTGATATCGGATTTGGTCGTTACGCCCTCAACTATTTTTGACTTGACGCTTGCCTCAGATTCTTTCTTTAGCGACTGATTTCCGCTTGAAGCGCACCCTGCCAAAGCAACGCTAACCATCATAACCATGAGTAACTTCTTCATTCCATGTTTCCTTTTGTTTTAATTGGAAACATATTAACATCATTTAAAAGACTGACAGGGACTACCAGTTTTAGTGGTTATAAGAGCATTAATACATGGCGTCCATGCCGCATCATTTATGCCTCAAATCCAGGGAGGTACATCTGAACCTCGTCTACCACACGGGCGCGGGCGGCCATAAGCAGGCGCTTTCTTCCACCGGCACCCCACTTGCCCATACGGCTTGCGCATTCACTCACTTCCTTAGTTTCAGCGTTTATCACATGGTCGATTTTATTTAATCTAGCCATGGCATCAAATCCCTGACGGACAAGAGACTGGAATGTCTGATAAACACGGATTTCAAACTCAGCACTGAGCCATGCGGCATAGCGAATAGCGACGATCTCCAGAGCCCACACGCCTTGATTCAGACCACCATTAATAACCTTAACTGGTTGATTTTCTTCCAGAGTGCATTTTTGCATTCTGGCTAAGGTTTGAACGAAATCTTTAACCCTTTTGGAGCGAAGGAACTGACTTGGTCCCTGGCTCTCTTTGGCTTGACCACTACATACCGCTGAAGCGTGCAGGTCATTCAGGCTGTAGCGCCCATAATCATCAACACGAACGGAAACGCCGTTTACTGATACGGTTGGATATTTCATCGTATTTACCTTTCTGTGGTGCGAGCCTGTTCGCGTAGACATGGGCAGCCAAGAGCGGAACGATGGGAACCACCGCCCTGCCTCAGACTCACACTACGGAAAGCTCTTGCTGGAAGATGCGCACGCGAATGCGCGATTTGTTGCGGGTATAAAAAAGCCCCGGACTATACCGAGGCTGGCTTATTGGTTGGCTTTGGCCTGCTTCCGTTTGCGTCTTGCAAAGTAAGCATCGGCTGCATCGTCATACTCTTCCCTGGTATACCCTTTCTGATCCGGGTATTTGGCGATGAGCATTAGGCTGAATTCGGTCATCGTCAGATTTTCAGCTTCCTCTCTGCTGATCCCGAAGTGGTTGCGTGCAGCGATAACGTAATCGGCAGCTCTGAACTCACTGGTTTTTTCATTTGTCTCATGGCGCTGAAGTTTGCGTACTTTGGCCTTTCCGATAATGCCGTGCATCATCAGACTTTTTGCAAGGATGACCATATCCTGCGGATTCATGACGCCCTTATGCCACACAAACGCCCTTCTTTTGGTTTTGCCGGGCTTCATCCAGCCAACCAGATCACCTATGTCATCATTGCAGCAAGCGGTGAGGACCGTATGGGCAGCCAGTAGAGATTTCTTATCAAGATGTAAAGCAGAAAGGTGTTTAGCCAGCCATTCAGGCACTCTGCCGTACGCTTCGACAACCCTCTGAATGAGAGGTGTTATTTCATCGTTACAAAGGTCATAGAACGTCTGAACTATTTCTGCTGGCTCGCCAATGCGCGACATAGCCATGAATGATGGCCGGAAAAAATAATCCCGGTCCCCGACGGTTACCAGGCATTCTCCCAGCTCTTTTAGCGGAACCATTTGCTGCCTCCTGTAAACAAAATCAAGGGCAGGATCCTGCCCTTTGTTTTGCTTACGCCGTGACAGTAACCACGTGGGTAGCCACGAATTCACCATCAACCGTCTTCACAGTAATTGTTGCTGTTCCCGCCGTTGCACCTGACGGCGCTGACACGGTTACCGTATTACCAGTGATGGCGACGGTTGCACGTGCCGGCACGGATGAGCTGGCTGTGAACAGTTTGTTATCAGCATCTTCCGGTGCAATATTCACTGCGAATGTAGTACTGGAGCCAGCAGCAATAGAACTGGTCGTCGGCGCAACACTTACACCGGTAACCAGAATGTCACCATCAGCTTCGGTGATCTGGAAAGTCTGACCGTCAGCCAGTTTGAACTCAAAGCTGTAGGTCACGATTTCTTTCACACCACCACCGTCACTGGCTCCTGATGGGACCATATAGCCGATGTGGTAATAATCGCCCCAGTGGAAACGCATCCATACACCTGGCTGGCGGCGGGCACGAACCTCATCGACGATGTATTTCACGAACTGCTGAATGCCAAACTCATCAGTGCGGTCTTTAACGCGAACCTCCCCTTCAATGGAGTAGGTCGGATCCAGACTGGCAATAAGGTTTGAACTGAATCCGCCGTTATCTGCATCAGAGGTCAGAGCCTCCGGGCTAAGGTCCCACGTTGCCGATGTTGGCAACCCCATCAGTTTCCAGTCGCCTTCCGCCGGAAACTGGTCGGCACAGCCGTAAGCCAGTTCCAGCGTCTTAGCGCGACCAATTAGTTGTCCGTTGTCGGAGCAGCCTTGCATTGTTGCTTACCTCGCTTCAGATAATAAAAAAGGCCGCTCCAGGCGACCTTATGTGGTTTTATTCGGTGTTATCCGCCAAAGAGGCAGGCGAACTGCAGGCGCCACACCATACGCCCCTCAGCTGTGATAACAGGCGAAGGAATTCCGCCCATGTTGGATATCTGCCCAAGGCAGGTGTGCGTCATCGGGTTTTGCTGCACGTAATCGATGATGGCCTGAGCGTCGTTCTCTGACTGCGCATAGTCAGCAGATGCCTTTCCCTTGCTTATCACGTCCACCATGACGTAGTAATCAGCGGCCATATCACGATCTACTGACGTGCCACCATTTGGTCGGAACACAATAAAGCGGTCAGATGCCTTGCCGGTATCATTCCAGAACAGGGACTGAACGATGTATCCGGCAGTCAATCCAGAATCAACAAAAACATTTCGAACCCGCCTGTGCATAGGAGGTGTCATAGCTCCATCTCCCTGCGTATAACTGCGTCAACTCTGTCTCTGGCGTTTTCAGCACCTTTCTCAAGGAATTTGGGCTCGCCTGATGTGTCCCATATATTTCCACGGGAACCGGGCGCTTCGCCTTTTCTTACAGGGCGCGGGGTGTTTTTTCCAAGATGAATACCTTTGGCCTCATGCACGTACGCCGCATAATTTGCAGAATAACCAATTCTCCCGGTTAGTCTGGTGCCCTTGATAACAACCTCTCTGAACTGAGAGTTAACCAGAGTGCTGGTATCGATAGGAACCAGCACCGCGGACTCCAGCCCAATCTCAAACAGAGCAGAGTAGAGCGCCCGCATGGTTTTTCGCTTTTCGATATTATCAATCAGCCGGTTGATGTTATTGCTGACCTTGGAGACTCCCCGAACTTTAACGCCCATAATCAGACTCCCGTTATAAGTGCGAAATCGTCTGCCAGTCGCTCGAACGTATCTGCGAACTGGACGATCTGCCGAATCTCATCGGCCTCATCCGGCGGAGCCGCATCGGTCGACGCGCCAATCAGGATGTAATCTCCCTCCCGCGCCGTTGCGTATTCGGTCCATATCGTGTTTTTAACCACAAGCTCCCGACCGAGGTCACCGATTTTCGCGGATAGCCCGCCCTGGTAGTCACAGAGAATGGCGAACGGTGCTTCCCACCCGTACGGCTGACCTCCGCCGTCGGTATCGCTACCGTCAGCATCGCGTATGCGCCGCCAGACTGTCGCCGTCGCGGTGTATGACCAATTAGCTACCGAAGACATCAGTCATCCCTCCATCGCAACACAACAGCGCCTGTGGCGCGTATGCGGTCGCAGTTGATGAACCACTCGCCGTCGCTTTTCACGTACGCCGTCGTTTGCTGGCCGGTATCGGTGATCACCCACACCCGGGTAAACGTCCGCGGCAGCCGTTGCTGAACTGAAACCCACGCCATTAGCAGCCCCCGACCACCATAAACAGGCCCACACTGTTGCCGGCGCTGATTGGCAACTCACCGGTGCAGCCGCTGGTATCCAGTTTCGCCAGAGAGTCCCGCAGCCAGGTGATGCCATCGTCACCGTAATCGAACGAGCGGGACGCCCCGGACGGCGCCCCCTGCGATTTTATTCGCCGGGCACCGGATGACGTCGCCATGAGCGCAGCGGCATACATAAGAATGAGCTTTGCCGTGCATTCGTCGTATCCCGCACCATCGAGGCACGGGATAATCTTGTTCACCACGCAGAGAATCGGATCGAGCAGCGAGGCCGGGATGGAGTAACCCAATTCACCGAGGAACGCCTGCACGTCTGCCGCTGTGATTGGGTCAGCCATGGTTATTTCGCCTTCTTCGATTTGCTGGCAGATTCTTCCTGCTGCTCTGCCTGCTCTGCAGCGTCATTGCCCGGCGTGGCTACTTCCAGCGCTTGCTCTTCCACTTCGCCCACCACCGACACACGACCAGCAAAAGCTGCAGGAACGTCCGCCGCGACGAATTCGTGGCCAACAGGAAGTTGCTGGAAGACGCCATCAATCATGCCCCAGCAGCCGGTTTTCTCGACCTTTAACGTTTTCATGCTTTCTCCCGAAGAAAAGGGGCCGAAGCCCCTTAACCCTGTGCGTTGAAGACTTTAGAGCGACCGTTGAAATCACGCTTAATCTGCAGACCAACTGCACTCCAGACCAGAGTGTTGTAGTTGTCGAACGGATTCTGTCGGGGGATCATGAAGGTGCCCACCGGCGCGGCGATGCGCGTCTTGATGTACTGCGAGTTGCGAACGTACGCAATGAAGTGGTTACCGGTCAGCTTAAAGGTCTGGTTGAACGACTCGATGCGACCATAGCGCAGGATGTATTCCAGCACAGTGCCTTCTTTGAAGCCCGCGGCATCGGAATACGGTCGGTTCAGGTTGCGCATGATATCCGGGGATGCCCACACTTTTACCTTCTCCTGAACGTAGTTATCGTCCAGCAGTTTGGCGAACGGACCGGTGAAGAATGCTACTGATTCATCAGGAGTCGAGGTGGTCAGGTCAATATTCAGACCGGATGCACTCAGGTCTACCTGGTTGGTGTTGGCGTGGTTGGTAATACCAGCGCCAACATAGCCCTTCACCTTCACCTTCGCATCGCCGGAAAGCATGTAGTCGGCCATATCTTCGCGGATGGCTGCAACATGCGCTTCCTGGTCATCGGCCATTGCATCAAGGTTTTCGGACTGCATGCCGTTCCATTCACGCCATTCACGGCTGTAGCCGGTGTTGAAGATCGGGATCGGGTCGCCGGCTTCGTCGTAGATGACTTTATCCAGTTCTTCCGGAACATGGCCCGTCAGTGTGCGATGAACCTTGCCAGCGTCGCTGGAAACGCGGTAGAGCGCCGCCGTCTTGCCGATTGAGATCGGCGTACCGAGACCGAGCAGGTCATCAAGCAGGCCGTTGCCTTCGTCGTTGCGGAAGACTCGGGTGGTGATGTTGTCAACTTCACGCCAGTAGTCTTTAGAGATCAGCGCAGCCTGGTTAACTTCCAGCGCGCCGCCGTACTGGGCGGAAATGTTGTTCTGGTTAACGTTGAAGGATTCGCGCTGCATCAGCAGCTGATTCCATGCCTTCTTGATCTGGTTATGTTCAGTAACCAGCTTTTTGTTAAATACGATCATGCTCATGCGGTAGCTTTCCCTGATTTGCGAACTTTCACGAGCTGGGCTTCAGCACCAACGGTGATCTTTTCGCGTGAAAAGAAGAGGACCTGGTCGGTGGCTGGAGTGGTCGACTTGGCCAGTGTGCCGTCACCGGCAGAAACCAGACCTTCGTTTTCCAGCAACACTTCGCCAGCCTTTACCAGCATGTGGTAATCGACATCGTCTTCGCACATGATGGCCGCGCCAGTATCCCCGGCCGGCACTGCATCGCGGATATCACCACCGCCGATATAATTGTGCTGGAGCGCCAGGGCTACCCCTGCACCACCGGCCACATTGTGAACAGCCAGTTTCCCTGTGCTATCCAGCATTACCAGAGATCCTGGCTTCACTGCTGCCGCCATGATTGCTTCAATGACCTGCGGGTCATTCTTGCGGGCCGGGCCCGCGATTACGGTATGGAAACGAGGTGCGAGAGCCATTATTCAGGAGCCTCCATAGAAAGGATTTCACTCTGAGCGCCATTCCCCTGGAATGCCGGGTTCAGACCGGTGCTGGTCTGGCACTGCGAGTACATGTCGTTCAGCGCTTCGCCGGCCAGCGAGTTGATCGCCGCTTCGGTCATGAACGGGAATTTCGCTTTGACCGCTTCACGCTTGGTCTTGAGGTCTTTTTCAGCGTTGGCCTGCAGCTGGGTTTTCAGCGTGCTGATCTCGTCGGTCAGAGGCTTAATCGCCAGATTTACTGCTGCGGTAATCGCGTCAGAGTTAATCTGAGTGCCCGGCTGGTCGCCTGCTTTCTTCTGTACCTGCTGGTTATAGGCATCCCAGACCTGATCGTCGGTCAGCCCCTCGGTTTTAACGCCTGCGGCATTGAGCGCGGCGATCATCTTCTCTTTCATCGGGTTTGTTTCTCCGTTGGTTTTGACTTCGTACTCAGTGGGTTTGCGCACGACCTCTACTGGATCGCCGACCAGCGTGACCGTGCTGTCGTCGATGAGGTATTTTTGCTGGAAGAGCTTATTGCCCTCTTCGAAGATGAATTTGTCTGGCCACACGGTCACGACATAGCGATACACATCGCTGCCTGACGGCGCGCGAATGGCTTCACGCAGCATCTGGTAGATTTCATCGAATGAGGCATCTGAGTTGTGGGTGAGGAAGAACTTCACTTTGTTCAGCAGGCCATCTTTGAGGCTATTTGCGGCTTCAACGAGGCTTGCAGTTTCGACTTCGCCTTCCTGACCATCGGCATTCACGAACATGCCGACGCCTTCTTCTGGAGTACCGGCACCCGGCTCATCGAGCAGGATAGCGATATGGTCGAACTGCATATTGCGAGCGATCCATGAGTATTTCTTCTGCTTCGACTCGCCTGATTTTCTCTCTTTGTTCGTGAGTAAGCCGGTAGAGAGGTGGATCGGGTCGGTGTTGGTGCCAGCGATCATCTCATCAAGGCGATTAATCAGTCGCTTACCGTCAGGCTTTGTCTCGGCGACCGCCTTATTGATATAAACGTCCATGACAACCTGGTCGCCTGACTTACTGACGTTCTGCGCCCATGCACCGACGTGATAGCTGTTAATGGCCCGCGGGTCATTGGCGCTGACATACTTGCCATCTACCATCGGGTGCGGAAGAGGCATCAGCTTGCCTTCCATCGTCTGGTAGCTGTTGTTAATCTCCTCCGCCGGGTACAGTCCGCCATTCATCACGATGTCATCGACGATCGGTACCGCACCACGAATGACGTAGTGCTCCTGGCCGTTGATGGTTGTCGTTGAGATGTTGGAGGCGTTGATGGCGAGGGATTTAACGTGGATGCTGGATAATTTCACGTTGAATCCTATATGTTATTAGTTAGGACTACTCCTAACAGGCATAAACAAAATGAAAAAAATTATCGCTTCGCTATTACTCGCAGTTTCTCTACCGTCTTACGCTTTTTTCTATGATGGAAATCAGCTATCAGCATGGAACAATGCCAGGAAAAAAGCCTTAAACAATAACGCTGAAACGGTGGATTACCTTGACGCTGGTGTGTACAGGGGGTTTGTCATTGCAACCTATAATGCCTTTCAGAATACATCTATTTGCCCAGAGCCTGGCATTACAGTTGGCCAAGTAGAAGACGTTGTTGGTTTATATCTTGATAACCATCCTGAATTGCGGACAAAGCCAGCATCTGAGCTTGCATATAAAGCTTTGGCGAGTGCTTTCCCATGCAAAAAATAACTATGCTGCCTTTTTATCCGGGGTCCACTGTTTACGCTCTTTCGCCAGCTTCTCAGCTAACCCCTGATTGAAAATGCTGCCGTCGTCGTTTAGCAACACCGGAATCTGGCTGCAATAGCAGTTGTACCGGTTGCCGTTCTCGGCGTAGAAGTCTCGCACCTGCTCGGTGGTGTAGACCTTTCCGTGACGGCTGGCGTGCCAGCTGCGCGTCGTCGGTTTGAGCGCTGACAGCCACAGCAAGCCAGTATTCAGCCCTAGCCGATCCGCCGCCCAGTCCGTTTCGTTCCATTGTGCCTGGCGCAGCGCGCCGACCTGCTCAGTCTGAGCGATGGTCTTGGCCTTCGACATCGACACATCGAGGCGCTTGCTGATGACGCTGGCCGTTTCGCGTGGGTTAACCCCGCGCGCGACCGCATCGGTGATGATGTTGGTTAAATCGCCGCGGGCTGTATCGCTGATGACCTTCCAGTCGCTAAAAGTAGTCAGCCTGGCCGCCGCTATCTGGTTCAGATAACCGGGGCTGTTTAAAAGCTGCTGTAGCGTCGTCTGGCTGGCATATACCTGCGACTGCTGCGAGAGGTTGTTGAATGCCTCCAGCGTGCCGCGCTGCGCCTCTGCGGCGACGTAATCCATCGCCCACAGGTTTTTCTCGCCGCCTTCCAGCAGGTAATCGTCGAGAATGGCCTGTACCGCTTCAAGCAGGTCGGCCAACTCCTGCGCTGACATGTCATAGATAAACTTGCCAGCGTTGACCTGGTAGAGCGTTGGCTCGGCGCCGTTAACGTGGCACAGGAAGTGCCAGTTATGGCTGTTTACCTCTCGCTCTCTCCCGGTTAGGCGCTGATCGAAGAGCGATTTCAGTGCGCGCTTGATGCCGAGATACCGGTCCTCGATATCCCGAAACATCACGCTGACCTGCTTCGCCGATCGCGTCGGGTCAACCTTGCTGCGCGGAACTATCGGCAGCCCCACCGTTGCCGCCTGCTCCGGTGTCATCGGCCAGTGGATCATCGGTTGTCACCTTGTCATTCGGGTTAGGTGGTTGCTTTGGCTCTGGCAGAGGGTCGAGGCCTACAATCTCGCGAAGCTCGTTGGCCGTGAATGGCGGCTCGCCTCCATAGAAGCCAGAGGTTTTCTGGACGATATCGGCCAGTTTTGAAGCATTCTCGATTTTCTCCTTCTCGCCCGGAGCCAGCAGGTCGGTCCATGAAATGGTGACCTCTCCATTTGTCGGCGGATCGATAATGCCCAGGGTCCAGAAGCGTTCCAGCAAAGCGGTGATTCTGTCAGTCAGGAAGCCGTTGCGGCGGGTATTGCGGCGAATGGCCCAGTCGGTTTTATCCTCATCGCTCGCCAGGCGCCCGGTCTGCTGGCCAAACAGGATGGTGAACGGGATTTGCACTGATGCCGCCAGCTCGTTCGCGGTGACCTCCCACGTCGGCCCCGGGTCGCCGGGTGTCACGCTCAGAACGTGCATCTGCCCGGCCTGCATGACCGCCGCCGCATCGGTGCCGCGGTTAAGCTTGTTGACCTTGTCGCCCATCGCTTCGCCGAGGTCGGCATAACCAGCCTTCTTCGCCAAATCGGACAGCGTAGCCATGTCTGTTTCTTTGCTGAACTCGACCGCGATCTGCCGGCTGGCATTTTTCAGGAAGCCCTCAGCGCCACCGCCGGAAATCTTCTCAAGGTCGAGTCCTTTGTTGTATCCGGCCTCAAGCAGGGGGATACCCGACAGAACGTTGTCATCCTCTGAGCCTTCGCAGAACAGGATCACCCGGCTCGGATGCACTGGCTCGCCGCGCGTCGGTCCGACGAACGCCTCGTCTCCAACCGGCTGCTCGTTGAAGTTGAACATCTTCGGCTGGCCGAACGTCTCGGACTGGCGATCGTTATCCCATTCTGCGACAGTTAACTGTGGCTCCCATACCGGGATAAGTTTTACCAGCGCTGACTCGCCCAGGGATTTCACCAGCCTGGTATCTACTGGATCGCTCCATGGCTTGTTATCTTTCACCTGCAGCAGCAGTGCGGAGTAACGCCCGACCATATTGCGGCGATCGGCATCCTTCACCTTCGGCCACAACTTCTTCATAAACTTGGTTACTTTCTTTTCCCAGGCGTTTGCTTTCTCCGCTTTCTGCGCTTCATCACCGTCAACAATGACCGGATAGTCCTGCCAGCAACCATCCAGAAGTCGATGCACCACAGCGAATCCGACGGCGTTGCGCCGGTACATGTTGTAGAAGTCATGGAAGGTAATGGTTCGCGGGTAGCCAAACTCCTGATAGAGCGTCGGGCGCTTGGTATTGCCCCCGCCGATACCAATGGCGTTAAGGTAATTCGCTCGCCGCATTTCAGTGGCGAGATTGTTCACAGCCAGTTGAAGGCCGTTATCTTGTTCGCTCACTGGCGATGCTCCTTAGAAGAATACTGTGCCGACCTGCTTGCGGTTGTTCTTCGCCACGGCAAAGTAGCGAAAGCTGTCGGCGCCGTGCGATGTGAAGTCATGAAGGGGCTTGTCTTTCCAGCAGCCGCGCTTGTCGTCCCACTCCTTGCGGTAACCTTCGAGGTGGGAGATGCCAACAGCGCACTTCTCCTCATCGAAAACGCAGGACTTGAGGATTTCACGCACCGACTCAATGCCGGTGTCGATCCCAGCCTTCGGCACAACGCGGAAGTTCATCGAATACATCCGGCCGTCAATCTCGTAGCCCTCGCGCGCCAGCTCTTTGCGAGACTTCGCATCAGCTGCAAACTCGCGGTTCTCGATGTCGTGCGGACCCCAGTGCTCACCGTACTCATAGCCGCGGTCTTTCAGCACCTTCATGTAGTGCCGAAGCCCTTCGCCAGAGTTTTCGTAGTAGTCGATGACGTGGAACTCTTCGCCGACCTCGCGAACGAACCAGATCGCCGTGGAGTCGCCCACACCAATATCCCAGAACGTGTGAACCGGTAGATGTGAGTTATCGGGGATTTTGCCGATCCGCTTGTTGGTGTAGAGCCAGCGGAATTGTTTGGCGTAGTACGCGCCCTCGACCGATTGCTGGAACGCCTCGGCCGGAATGGTCGGGTATTCGCGCTTCATGTCGTCGCCGAGCGTTTTTTCTTTGGCGTAATACCAGGCCTTCTGTCGTTCACTAACGACTATGCCGTGCTTCGCCTCCATCTCAGCGAAGTACTCAAGCAGGCGCGCCGGCAGCGGTTCTACCGGGTCAATTGCGTACTGCGGATTCTTCCACCAGGAGAAGAAGAAAAACTTCCAGTCCAGAGCAGATAACGGCTTGCCCTGCAGTAGCGCTTTCTCTGCCGTCTGGCAGTAATCGAAGAAGTAACCAGCCCGGCCCTCTGCGGTGCTCTCGATAGTAGCGAAGCATCCTGTCGATACCGCCTCAAACGCACCAGTGACGATTTCACGGGCTTTATCCGGATACTTGGCGCATATCTTTCCGAACTCGGAGACGTGCAGGTAACGCAGCGTGCCGCCACGAAATGAGGTACTGACGTAGAGTGATCCGCCCTTCTTAAAGACCAGCTCACCGGCTGAGTCGTTACTCGCCGGGTTGGCTGCCTTTATCTCGGCCGGCAGCTTATCGTAGGCATATTTCACCTTTTCGCGAAACAGGCGCTTTGCGTCGTTCAGCGTGTGGGCGATCAGCGCGCACTTTGCCGACTCGAACAGAGCAGCGTCGAGCTGGATGATGCACACTTCTGTGGTGAAGCCGAGCTGGCGAGCTTTCAGGATGATGTTGCGGGTATGAATCCCCTCGAAGTATTCCCGCTGCTCCGGCGTCATCCTGAAGCGAGTCGGTTTACCTTCTTTGTCGGTGATCCAGTAAAGATTGTTCAGCCGCCAGTCTTTATCAGCTAGCAGCTTGAGATGCTCAGGCTTCATTACGCCCCCTGAGACAAGGAATCCATCAGTTCAGAAATTGATTCAACGACGTGCTCTGTTTTCACTTGCTCGCGAAACGCCTGGACGTCGATATGCTTACCAATCAGCTCCAGGTTCTTCACCTTATCAGGCCACTTAATCTTCTTAAGCAGCGCGGTAGTGTTTCCCTCTGCCGCCATCTCGATGACATCCAGCCCGGAGAGTGTCGTCCTCCAGACCTTTGGCCATTGCGTTACTGGTTTTAGCTCTCCAGTCGCGGTCAGGATGTCCAGCACGTCCATCTGGTCTATCTCAACAAGACGATTCAGGACGTATGTCGCATTTATACCAACCAGATCATTGCGCTGCGCTTTGAGTTCAGCAATTCTGGACTGGATGTCAGGTTTTGACAGGTTTTCGGACGCGGTGCGATTAGCTGTCTTAGCGCTGTACCCCGCCCGAATAGCCGCTTGCGTGGCGTTTAAATCGATGAGGTACTCGCGACAGAACATTTCTTGTTTGTCTGTGAGTGCCATGTATGTCTCATTTAAGAAGGAAGCTTTATGTCTATAAGTGAACGCAAACCAAAATTTAAGACCGGTGATATCGTTTATTTAGTTTCATCCGGCCCGGCGATGGCTGTTCAGGAACCAATCATTAACACCTACAAGGAATTTACTGGCGATTACTGGTGCCAGTGGTTTGCGGGGAGGAAGCAAGAAAGAGCAAGATTCCCAGAGGACTCATTGACTGCAACCAACCCAAAGCCGTAAACCCAAACGCGCCGAAGTTATCTCTTACTGACGTGACGAACTGGATGATGGCGCAGTTGAAAAGTGACGATTGCCTATATCAGCAAGACGTAGTTGATTATTTAGTCAAAGTCGATAATGAGCAACTTCTGAAAGAAAATGCTGATGGCAATCTGGTCTTATCTACGCCTGTCATTAACCAGTTCCGCAAAGTAAGCGGTGATAAAGTGGTTTGGGTTAAGCCTGAACGATACTGGCGATACCGCGTATCTGAAGATGAAGATGGTCGTGAGGCTCGTGGTTAATATTAAGGGCGAGCGATCACCCTTTTCATTATCGAAGCCACTCAGTAAATGGCCTCTGTGATGCATTCGCATTAATTCTTGCCGACTGAACAAGCAGAACGGTTGCCTTAAGGATGTTTGTTACGCGCAATAAAAAAGGCCGCATAAAAATGCGACCTTTGGTTGGTACCAGTTAGAAAACTAAAATCTCTCAGGAGCCACCCTGGAAAGGCTTTTCTGCTTTTTAACTGACCACTGCCGTTTTGGTGTTGGCTGGCAGTGATAACGTGATGATAGCTTCATTTAAGTTATCGATAGCATTTAAATATCGAAAGAGCTCATAGAACCAATCATTTTCAACTTGCCGGAACATTCAACCAGAGCAACAGGTATCTGTGCTGGTTTTTGATGGCTATTCCCAGCGCTCCCGGATGAGGCCGGTAACTAACAATTTATTCGACGGTTCCTTCAGCATTGACCCATAGGTCTAAATTTTTAATGTAGCGCTGGATGGGAACATAAATAACCATTCCATCCCCAAAATGAACAGATTTTATAACACACCCTTGTGGGGGAAAAAATTCCCCATCAGCCGGAGGCCAGGTCGAGCGCTCATTGCCGTAACGATAACCGCATGGAAGTCGTGGTAGTGAATTTACTGTCATGAGTGGCTACTTAGTTAAGAGTGGTTTGAGAGCCTATAGTGCATGACCACCACTGGATTAGATACAAACATTTCATTGCTGACTGTTTGAATGCCACGTTTTCAAAACTTTTATTGAGGTGAGCGATTGAATATTAAGCATTAAATATGCCGGGCTTTATGTTTACTTATCTTGCGCCTTTCACTGTATGTTGCGGACAATTGGCCTGCACTGCTTTGTTGTGCGCCAGAATGTCGCGCTTGGTCTGCTTATCCAGCACGTCGATATCGTGGTCAGTCAGGTAAATGATCCGCACCCAACTGCAGGCCGTATCAACGACTACCGGGGCGGGTAAATCTTTCGCGCAGCTCGCGATCAACATCGTCATCGCCCATACGCTTAACGTCTTCCTGTACATCGCTTGCCCCTTTCGTGACTTCAGCACGGCGTTCTGCCGCGGCGACAGTAGCAGCGGCGTTCTCTTCGGTACGTTGCTGATCAGCTTTGGCTTTCGCCTTACTGGCCCCGCGAGCATGACCAATGCCGAACG